TGGTAAAAGTCAATTGTAGTACATCTTTAAGCGATTGGTGTAGATTGTCGAAGGGAGTTGATAATATTGTATCGACTTTTCGACATAATTGTAAAATAATTGAGAATAATTGTTCAACTGGAAGAGTTGAGCCTATCGCTATAGTTTTTGAAGGACCTCCAGGTTGTGGAAAGTCTGTTGCAATGAGTGCTCTAATTCAAGTTTTAGGATTAAGTAGTTATGCTCATGCTACCAAAGCTATGATGGATGGTAAAGACTGGTATGATTCATATAATAATGAAGCAGTTTTTTATATGGACGATGTAGGACAGCAAGGCAATTCACAATGGAGAAATGTGATCAATATGGTTTCACCAGTTAGACTACCTTTGGATTGTGCTGAAGCTAAATTCAAAGATACAAAATTTTTTAATAGTGAGTTGTTATTGATGACCACAAATAATCTTAAGAATATTAGATTGATGCAAACTGATTGTATTTCTCATATTTCAGCTTTGCACCGTCGTTGTATAAATGTTGATTTTGACCTCATTCGTATGGATCCGGTTACTGGTTTTTATTCCGGGGAATGTAAGATCTTGTTTTTTGATGTTAAACAAGGAGTTTATGAAGATAAGTTACCTGTATTTTTAAAACAATTTTTAAGTGGAAGAAATATTAAGTTTAGTAATAAGTTGTTTTTAGATGGTTCTAGTGAGTCCAAGGGAGAATTGATTGCGTGGTTATGTGATTTTGTGTCAATTATGAGAGTCATAAAGAGTGATCAAGCGAAGTCTAATAATTTAAATGACGAGCAATTGTTGAGAATTAATAGTTTGCGTAAGTTTAATCCTGAGGGCTTTCTTGAACAGAATTTAATTGATGAAATAGAGTATGATCGAGAAGAGCAAAGATTGTTAAGTGATCGTCTTAAATCGTTAAGACGAGAACTTAATATGGATGAAATTGAAGATGAAGGATTTTTGTCTAGTCTATTTGCAGGCGTTGATGATTCAAAAGACAAATTTAATTGGTACAAGGATTTAACCATTTGTTTCTTTGAGAGAATGTTAGAAAAAATTAAGTCTTTGTTATCCACCTTTTCCATTACCAACATATCCAATTTTGTTGATAATAATTTTCCTGAAATTATGGGATTGCTTGCGGTAGCTTTTTTAGCTACCTCTGTTTTTAATGTTGTTAGGCATTTTCTTCCTTCGTTTAGAATGAAAGCTTTGTTTTTGTGTAAACCACACTTGAAGAATGATTATAATAATTATGTGTTAAGAAGACCTTTTAAAGCAGATTGGAAAATTTATTTGAAAGGTGAGATAAGTATGGAACAATTAGACACTTCTTATTATAAAAATCTATATATGTTTGGAAGTGAATCTATATTTAAATTTGAGAATACAGCATCAACTGTTGTTGATTGTATCAGTAAGCAAGTTAGACCAGTGGATTGTATTTATGGGAATCAAACTATACAAAAATGTTTCGGAATAATTTCTGGGCATCATATAGTTTTGCCTAGTCATGTTTTATGTGAGGAGGC